TAATCCGATCGCAGTGGAGAAAAGGGCGGTTTATAAGAATATCATAAAGAAAAGAACCGCAGCGATCTTGTATGAAAACAAGAGAGAAAATTACTTATGTAAACATAATAATATTCGATATAAAGGTCTTGGAGTTGAAGGTTATATTGACATCCAGAAAGTTAAATTATGTCGGGATGAGATAGAAAAAGAGTGGTGGCAAGGCAGAAAAGTCTGGATCGGACTGGATTTATCTCTGTCTGAGGATAATACGGCAGTTGCGATGGTTACAGAAGAAGATGGAATCATTTATACGAAAGTGCTTGGATTTTTACCAGATGGAAGGGTTGAGTATAAAACAAATAAAGAGCACGTAAATTATAAACGCTGCATCGATCATGGTGACTGCATCGCATGCGGTGATGAGGTCATAAATTACAGAATTATTGAAAATATAATCATGACTCTGGAAGAAGAATATGGAGTGACGATCATGCAGATCGGATACGATAAGTGGAATGCAATTTCATCCGTACAGAAGTTTGAAGCAGCAGGATATGAATGTGTTGAGATCAAGCAGCACAGTTCAGTGCTTCATGCACCAACCAAATTGCTGAAAGAAAAGATTTTATCCAAAGAATTTGTTTACAATTCGAACAGATTGTTAGAGATTAACTTTCAGAACGCCAGATGCACTGAAGACACAAACTTAAATAAATATGTAAACAAGAAAAAATCTGCTGGAAAAGTAGATATGGTAGTGAGTCTTATCAATGCTATGTACTTATTACAGCAGCATATGTTGTATGGAGTGGATGATTTCTCTGTACAGACAGCATAGGAAGGAAAGAAAATGGCATTTTTTAAGAAACGAGAAAGAGCAGAGCCGGAACAGGACAATAAAGAAAAGAAAGAAAATGATTGTGATGATTTATTGATCAGTACATATCTCGGGAGAAAGAATATCACGCGAGAAATGGCAGAAGAGATTCCGGCAATTCAAGGAAATCTTGATCTGATCGTAAAAACAGCAGCTAATGTGCCAATACGTTTATACAAAAGGAATGGAAAACGTGTTGAGGAAATTGAAAATGATCACAGAGTCAGCCTGTTAAATGAAGATACAGGTGATACACTGGATGCAAAAGAAATGAAACAGGCATTGTTTCGAGACTATTTCCTTGGTAAAGGCGGTTATTGTTATGTGAATCGAGAGGGACTTAAAATCAGATCTTTACATTATGTGGATCAAAGGAATGTTGGAACTGC